CGCCTTCTCACCCTTCTTTACGAAATAACCCCTTGCCTTCCAGTCCTGGAATGTGTGGATCTCTTCAGGCTCTGGCATTGTTACCGTTTCACCGGCTCCGTTTACTACTTCGATCATGCGGCCCGTTGTGCCGATCTTGCCGGCCTTCATTGCCTTTACTGCTTCGTTGAAAATAATCTGGTTGTTATTCATGGTGTTTTCTCCTTTTCTTTTTCTGGCCCGTTTTCGTGTGGGCTGTTTGCTTTGTCTGATTACAATATACCGCCAATGACGGTATATGTCAACACTTTTTTACCGCCAATGACGGCAAGGGTTTGCGGGGTGTGCGGTCTCCGGAGCCCTTGAAAATACTGAAGAAAAAAATTTTCAACTTTTTTTAGTTAGATTTTTTGCGGGGTTGCGGGGATCTGGAAGTAAAATCCTGATGGAAAAAACAAAAAATATTCCTGATGAAATGATTAAAAAAGCCCGGCGAAAAGATCCGGGGGTGTATCATAAGGTGTATCAAAAGGTGTATCACGGGGTGTATTGTTTGGTGTATCATTTAGTGTATCGTTTGGTGTATCAAAAGGTGTATCATTTGGTGTACGATTTTATTATAGTAAATGATACACACTATAAGAATATAGAATATAGAAATAGAATAAAGAATAAAGAATATAAGAAATAGAAAAAGAATATATATAGTTTATATGGATATATGTTTATTTAAATTTATTCTGAAAAAGAAAAAGAAAAAAGAAAAAGAAAAACCCTTTGCACCGGCAGCGGGTCCAGCGGATCAGGGCGGGCGGATCTGGAAGCGGGGGCGGGGTGAATATCCTGATGTAAACTTATTATCAGAAAATAAAATCAGCGGGCGGAGATTAGCGGAGCCGGCAGCGGGTGAACCTAAAATAATTTACTATCAGAAAATTAAAATCTAATCGGGCGGAGCCGGGCCGGGGATCTGATGAAAAATAATTCTGATATCAGAAAATAGAAAAGAGATCCAGCCGGGCGGGGTGGACCTGGGGAACCTGAAAAGCTATCTACAGAAAATTATATAATTAACTCCGCTGGTGAACCTCTAATAAACTTATCTACAGAAAAAAGAAAACATAAACACAGGAAGTCACACAAAGACACATGAAAAGGTGATAATATACTATTGTGAGAATTTGAAAAAAGCTCATGAACCCTATAATGTACTCCTGACGAAAAATCTACAAAAGGAAAAGAGGACCTAACACGGGTCCTTTTTTCTTGCGTAGATCCGGGAGCACGGGAACCAAAAAACACTTGCACCGGAAAAGGAATAGAAACAATGATCGAAATAAAAGAAACCGAAAATCTAAACATCGGCCCAGAGGATCAGCCAGGCGGAGCGGAGCCGCACAAAGAGTTGATTGTCTGGAATAAAGAAAACATAGATCAGTATTTGGAAGGTTGCCCGGTGGATCAGAAGGGTAATAAGGTTGTCCCAGATGATTTTTTTAATGACTATTATAAAATACTTCCGGTAAAAGTGGTGAACGCTTCCGGAACCTGGCGAACTACTCCGACGGGCGGAAAGATAAAAATATTCGGTGGAGATCCTGAAGAGGATAAGGCTATTCAAGAGGCCGGCGGAAAGTCGCTTCAAGCAGCGATTAAGCAGCGACGCACGATTGCCGAGGATATAAAGACAATGCTTGCACAGGTGGCGAATAGTGATATATGTGAGCAGTTAGGGCTTAATGCCGGAGCAGATAACCAGACCGCATTAGTGGCGGCTATGCTGCTGGAAGCTACAAGCGGAAATGTAAAAGCGGGTCAATTCTTGCGGGATACCATAGGAGAACAGCCCACAACCAAACAGGAAATAACCGCCGATATAATGACAGATCATGATAGGGATCTAATAGAGAAGCTACAGAAAAAACTTGAAAACAAGTAATTGTTCGACTAACTTAAATTATGCGAACAAATGAAAATACCCACAAACCCAGTAAACACAAGGGGTTGCGGGTATTTCTACTATCGGAAGGTTGACGGAATGATTAGCACTAACTGATTATGTAAACCGATAGAGGGCAGCAGATCCGGAGCGGGAACCTTCAGCAGATCCAGAACTAAATCACAAGGGTGATTGTTTCCTGCTGGTAGTAGTGGTGGTGTTACATAGTGGTGTATTTTTTTTCTTGCCCTTATGAATAGATCCCCTACCCCTCCCCACCCCCTCCCCTCCCCCGGTAGCCGAAGGCGGCTCGGCGGGCGAGCGGGTCCCATAGGTCCGCTTCAAAATTTTTTTTAAATTTCAAATTTCGAGGGTCATGCAGTTAACAATCGCCGGAGCACCCCTTCTGATAGCCTGTATGAGCCCGTATAGGGTGGTATGGGTGTGTAGCGGTAAGAATGTTTGGTGAAATGGTATGGGGTCTGTATGGGGCTATTAGGGGGCTTAAACAGTAGTTAAGTTTACCGAACGGATGATAAAGGCAATTCTGGGGTAACAATGTGGGAATATTTCTACAGAAGTTTCTTAAAGGATACCTCGGTGCAGTAGGGTGATAAAGGGATAAAGGAGAGAAGAGTATGAGTAATTACCATAGAGCGGGACATAGAGCGAGCGAGACGGTGACCCCTATAGCGAACTGGGGAGATACAAGGGGTAATGGGTTTTACGAGGTCGGGAGAGGTGATACCGGTGCCGATAGGGCGATAAGTAAGACCAAAGTGGCACAGGATCATGTGAAGAGTTATAAGCTGCCGGAGAAGGTAGTACATGTGAACGTGAGTAAAGCCAGCCCGGATGTGCAGAGGGTGATAAAGGGGAATAAGAAGATCGGGAAGGATACATATTTGTATCAGAAAAAGAAATAAGGGTGTAAGGGAGTAGAGGTAAGCATGAGTTATATACCGGACTGTAGAGAGGATGAAGTTTATAACGAGAAGTATCTGGTGGACAGGGATAAGCAGTTTGTAGACGGGTATGACTGGTGTTTGGAGTGTGCCGTAGATAGCTTCTGGGATAACCTGGGTGTCTATTTTGGGGGAGACAGTGCAGTACGGTTTTTCTTGGATCAGAAACTTCCGGAAGAGATGCAGGACGAGTACGAGGTAGAGTGGAAGTATTTTGGTGCTGATGGGGATACCGCTTCAGTACGGAAGGTAGAGACCATCGAAGATTTGTTGAGAAGTAATATGCTCGACTGGGTTGAGAGGCGCCGGAATGAGCTTATTACTGGGATGATAGATGGTATGGAGCCCGGGAAACTACGGGAGATAAAGGATAGAGTGGATACAGAAGAGTTAAGAGAGATGTCCACAGGAAACAAGATTACGGGATAGGCCAAGCGGTCTTCATTATTCATTTTCCTTTCCGAAAGAGCCCGCTGCCTCGGATAACGAAGGTTTCCGGGGCGGTATAGCGGGTTCAGTTATTCAGGAGTTGTTAGATGGGAATAGCGGAGTTACGACAGCAGACAATAAATTATTGTGGCAAGGATCTGATATGGTTTGTAGAGAACTTCGGGCACTATGAGGACAAGGATGCGGACGAGCTTGTGCAGCCGTTTAGGTTGTGGAAGGAACAGAAGGCAGCTTTACTGGAATTTGAGAATAACCGGCTGAATATCGTGCTGAAGGCAAGGCAGTTAGGGTTCACCTGGCTGGCTATCAACTATGCGGCACGACTGATGTTATGTAGGCCCGGAAGAACTGTTCTCGGAATGAGTAGATCAGAGGACGAGGCAAAAGAGCTTATCAGAAGGATGGATGTCGTTCTGGGAGCCATGCCGGAGCTGATACTGCGGAAAGGGGATAAAGATTGTACAGAGTTGTACAAGCGGCACTCTCCGTGGTATGAGACTACGGCATTAAGTGTGACAATACACTTTGCCGGGAATAAGCCTGATAGTGTAATGCAGTGCTTCGCAAGTAGCGGCGATGCGGGTAGATCGTTCACGGCAGACTTGTTTTTGATAGATGAATGGGCGGCACAGGCGAACGCACGGGATATCTGGGGAAGTATCTTCCCGACAATTAACAGACCCACAGGAGGACAGTTAATCGGGATATCGACCATTCAGAGAGGCACACTGTTTGAGGAACTGTTTGAACAGGACAACAGTTTCCACAAGATATTTATACCGTGGTATGCAGATCCGAAGAGGACGCAGGAATGGTATAACGAGACCAAAAAGAATATCGGGGATGTCCTGATGGCACAGGAGTATCCAGCGACAGTAGAAGAGGCTATGAGTGTTCCGGGCGGTGCGTTCTTCCCGGAAGTTATAGATAGCTCAATACTGACGCATGACCCGCTGAAGCAGAACCTTGTCACATACTTTGTTATGGACTACGGACTGGATAAGTTAGCGGGTTATTTCTTTACCCGTGATGCTTTCGGAAACTTCCAGATCATATCAGAGATTTATGAAAGTGATATGACGGTTGGAGCCGCTGCCGCAACTATTCTGGAAATAGCAAAGGACTACGGACGGATAGAGCAGTTTTTAGCCCCGCCCGATTTATGGAACAGGAGCCCGCAGACCGGTAAGAGTATTGCGATCCTGTTCGGGGAGTTCGGAGTTAATCTGACGAAGGTTAACAATGACAAGGCGGCAGGATGTCTGGCACTGAAGGAGCTGCTGAAGCACGGAGAGGATCAGAAGAGTAAGCTGACAATCCTTGATGATTGTGCTCCGAATTTGCTCCGGTGCTTAAAGAAAATACAACATGACAACAGGAAGCCTAATATTTATGCTAATCAGCCCCATGAGCTAACCCATGCGGTAGATGCGGTCCGATATCTGGCTATTTACTGGACTACGGGAGCAAGTAACACAGGCCCCGGAGAGAACCCTATAAAGTGGCGTCCTGATATGTATGAGGACTATGAGAACGCTTCCCTTGAAGACAGGGTAAAACTGATTGAAAGATGGGGAGAGCCGAATTGAACAGATTTGTTAAGAAGGTAAAAAGGATGGCAAGTGCAGTCACGGAAAGTAAAAAACTGAAAGAGTGGCAGAGTAGACTTGAAACGGCACAGGAGAAGTACGGAGACGAGCGTAATGCTATGAGGAAGTATACGGAGTATTACAACGGTTCGAGATCCGTTTCACCCGATGCTAACTCAAATATAGCCCCTACAAAGCTTGCTACAAATATCCGGAATATAGTTTATGAGTTGATAGAGAGCCAGGTTGACAGTTCTATCCCTATGCCGAAGGTCCGGGCTATCCATGAGGATGATACAGAGCTGGCAAAGAAGATAGAGCGGATGCTGGAGAATAAGATCAAGACTTGCGGTTTTGTCTCCCTCAATGACGGTATGGAGAGAGTGGTTCCTACAGTCGGAGCTGATTATTTCTATGTCCAGTGGGATGTGAACAGAGGTCTTCACTCGGAGATCGGGGATCTGAAGATATCAGAAGTCCATCCACGGAAACTTGTACCGCAGCCCGGTGTCACGGATTTTGATAATATGGACTATTTCTTTGTTCAGGAAGTAATGACAAAGAAGAATGTAAAGCGGGTTTACGGTGTCAATGTCGAGGATGCAGAGAATGATCAGGCAGATGCGGTATACGGTATCGCAGATGCAAGCACTAATCCCGATATCGTGACAGTCAATACCGCCTTCTATCGGAATGACCACGGTGGAATAGGCTGCTATATCTGGTGCGACCATCATGAGCTGCTGGATATAGAGGACTATCAGAGCAGACAGTTAGATCATTGTGCCAAGTGCGGTACGGTGATGCAGAACGGTGTTTGCCCGGAGTGTGGCAGCAAGAAGATCAAGAAAATGCCCGAAGACTATGAGGAAATGATCGAGGGCATTGAGGTTAGGATGGACGGGAACACACCCCGCCACATTGACCCGTTTGAGGAACAGCCGGAGACCGACGAAGAGGGAAATCCCGTCTTTGAAATGAATGAGGACGGAACGCCCGTCATAGATCCCATGAGCGGGATGCCTCGGATGCAGATAAAGAAAATACGGAGAAAAATCCCGTATTACACTCCGAATATGTATCCTATAGTCCTCCGGAAGAATATAACAAAACAGGATCAGTTGTTAGGGTCTTCTGATACAGAGGTTATCATAGATCAGCAGGATACGATCAAGAAGCTCGGAACAAAGATCAATGAGAAACTGCTGAAGGGCGGTTCTTATGTAGTGCTTCCGAAGGGAATTGATGTAGAGAAGACCGACAAGGAGTTAAAGATCATCAGAGTTGATAATGCGGCACAGGCAGGACTGATAAACACAATCAATGTCCAGCCGAATACGAACCTTGATGAAAACTTCCTTGAAATCAACTATGCGTGGGCTAAATCTACACTGGGAATAACGGATGCTTATCAGGGTCGTTTCCAGGCTTCAGAGACTTCGGGAACCGCAAGACAGTATGCTATCAATCAGGCGGCAGGCCGTCTTGAAAGTAAGCGGACCATGAAGAATGAGGCATACGCAAAGCTCTACGAGCTTATGTTCAAGTTCTGGCTTGCATATAGTGATCAGAATACAGAGATAACATACATAGATCCTTCGGGAGTGCAGCAGTACGACCAGTTGAACAGGAAGGATTTTCTGAAGTTAGACAGCTCCGGAAACTTCTACTGGGATGACGAATTTATCTTTGAGACTGATCCGACTTCTACTCTTATGGCTAACAGAGAGAGTATGTGGAATCAGGCCGATATGAAGCTACAGAGCGGTGCTTTCGGCTCCGTCGGTGATTTAGAGACCGCAAGGCTTTACTGGACCGTACAGAAGGCAAACGGCTATCCTAACGCAGGCATGGCTCTTAACATGATAGAGCAGAGGATAAACGAGCAGAAGGAGCAGATGGCACAGATGCAGCAGGCACAGGAAGAGCAAGTGCCGGAAGGAGAGGTAAATCCCTATGAAATGTCCCAAATGCCAGACGGAGGGCAGAATCCAGTCTAATAAGCTGGTAAGGAAAAAGGACGGCACACTCGCCTATAAGATGGTTATAGTATGCCGGAATAAGAATTGCGATAACAACGAGAAGGTGATCCATACGGTATATGATCCCGTCGAGGTTATCGAAGAGTAAGTATTAGAGCATTACCATAGCGGTAGTGCTTTTTTAATACACAAATTACGCAGGAAGAGCGGAAAAATCCAAAGGAGAAAACAAAATGAATAAAGACTTTACAGAGCTGAACCTTCAGTTTTTCGCAGAGGATGCGGAGACTGACACAGGCGTTACAGATCCAGACACCGCCGATCTGGAAGGCGAGGTGGAAACCTCTGATGTTAGTGAGACCGAAGACACGGAAGTCACGGAAACACCGGACGAAAACGATGCTGAACCCGTCCAGCAGCAGACACCGGAGCAAAACCGTATATTTGCAAATATGCGTAGAAGGGCAGAAGAGGAAGCCCGGAATAAGTACCAGGCTGAACAGGCCCGCATAGATGCTATGTATGCGGAGAAGTTTAAGGGGTATGTAAACCCCGAAACAGGAGCACCCATATTGAGTGCTGCTGATTATGTCGAGGCTATGGCGGCACAGGATCGCATGGAAGCAAAACAGCAGATGCGAGACGCCGGTGTAGACCCCGGGATCATCGACAAGGCTATTGCAAACAGTCCTTTAATGCAACAGGCACAGGCGGCTATCGAAATGAACAATCAGATGCAGTCGCAGAAGATGATCGAAGAGGATATGCGAAATATCATAGCTTTTGATCCTTCCGTATCCTCACAGCAGGATATTGTCTCACAGGACAACTTTGGGGATGTCGTAGAGTATTGCAATTCTCACCCCGGAATGAGACTTGCAGATGCCTACAAGCTTGTAAATTTTGACCGGTTATCAAGCATTAAGACCCAGGCGGCCCAGCAGCAGGCAATCAATCAGGCTAAATCAAAAGGACACTTATCACAGACAAGCGGCCTTGCAGATCAGGATAAGACTTCAGATATCCCGGACGGTGTACTTTCCCAGTGGAAAGAGTGGTTCCCGGAGAAGTCTATGAAGGAACTGAAGGCTCTATACAACAAAAGCGGAGGTTAATTTACTATGTCAGTTATCGTAAGAGACGCCACAAAGAATGGCGATATGTGGAATGAGTGGGCTACACTCCTTAACGCAACTATCTATGATGCAGATGCACAGCAGAACAACTATGACGATCTCGTAAAGTCCCTGGCTAACGAGATGAAGTCAAAGAGGTGGGGTGAGGTTGCTACGACCATCGGTGGTCTGGGAGACTTCGACACCAAGACCGAGGGCGAGAACGCAGCAGACGATATCGCAATCGAGGGTTACAAGAAGTTTGTTGAGCATGAGACCTTCTCCAAGACTGTTACAGTCTCAAAGGAGTGGAAGGATGACAACATGATCGCAGAGGCAAAGGCAAAGATGATCAACTTTGTCCAGTCCTACAAGAGAACCCGTGCGAAGTATCTCTCACAGGCACTTACCACTTCTGTAGGTAGCACAACTACTATGACTTGGGGAAGCACCAGCGGAATAGATATCTCCGGAGCAGATAACCTTGCTCTATTCAATGCGGCACACCCTCTGAAGGCTATCCAGTCCTCGATCCTTCCTATCGGCGGCGTGAGCGTTCCTTCAACGCAGTCTAACCTGTTCACTAATGAGCTGGGAACAGACGCAGTTATGCTCAATAAGCTTTCAAATATCATGAGGAACTTCAGGGATGACAGAGGAGAGGTCCTTGGCCTTGATCCCGATACAGTCATCATCCCCGGTAACAGGCCCGTTATGGAAGACTTCGTTAAGAGGATCATCGGATCTGACGGTGAGGTCGGAAGTAACTACAATGACATCAACACCCAGAGGGGCAAGTGGAAGCTTGTTGTTGATCCCCTTTGGACACCCGAGAGCGGCAATCCTTATATCCTTATGTCCTCGAAGGCTAACAAGGCACTTCTGGGAACAAGGGTTTATGACAGGACCCCTCTTGATATCCAGAATGATGTTGATGTTAGATCCAGGAACCTTATCTACAACGGCTTTGCCCGTATGTCTGTTGGTTTCACTAACTGGCGTCATGTCCTTATGGGCGGCTCCAGTGATGCAAGTGCTACCACACTTTCCTGATCACCATGACGGTATAGGGGTCCTTCGGGGCCCCTTTCCCTTTAGGAGACTAATCTATGAAGGTAGGAGATATTATTGACGGCAATAAACGCATAACAAAGGTTTTTAATCTTTGTGGCGTGGAAGCCTATCAGACAGAGCCTTATAAGCCCGCTGCCAAAGCGGAGCCTAAAAAGGCGGTAGTTGAGCCGGACTTTATGCCGGAGCCGGAACCCGTAGAGGAACCGGAGGAAAAGGCAGATCCGGTTATCAAGAGACGAGGCGGACGCAAGAAGAAGGAGTAATACAATGTCGGTTACTACATGGAAAGATATAAAGCTGGCTACATTACAGAAAATGTTTTCCAGTAATGGGCAGACCATACAAGCGGATACTTCAACGCAGGAATATATCAATTCCATGCCACAGGCCGCAAACGAAGGTTTACAGTTACTTGCGACTGCCGGGAAATTCATCATAAAGAAGTATGTTATCAATAACTATCCGTGCCGGAACCTTTTAGGTTTTGACTTCACCGCCAGCAATCGAAGAATTGCAAATACGGTCTCGTTTGATGCAGAGAATGTACATTCATACTATTTTCAGGTATGTGGAACCGGTGTCACTTGCACGATAACGATAGATCCACAAGACGAAGAATCCGAGCCGGTAGTTATTGATATTCATACCCCTGATGATGAAGACGGCACAGAGCATACTGCTATAGACAGTAACGGATATTATGAGACCTTTAAGGGTAATCTGGACAACCCTAACGGTAAGAAGGTGACTATCAACTTCGAGTGTCCTTATCCCTTTAATATCAATGATATCTGTTTCTATGAAGAGCAGTTTGCTACAGATGCGGATATTCCTGATTATGCGGAGTTTTTGAGGTTCGATCTCCGGGCATTGATCCCGGACTTCTATCAGTTATCAGAGAATGATATCTACCTTGAAGACAATGTGGAGCCCCGGTATCTGGTGGCATCAAACTACTATCAGGAAGCAGATAACACACTGATAATACCCCGAAAAGATCAGGGTGTTTACACAATATGGTACAAGGCATATCCGGGTAAGATAGACTTTGCTACACCCGATGACTACGATATGAGCCTTGATCCCGAAGTGGCGGCTATACTGCCGTTGTATATGGCATCAGAGCTTTACAAAGATGATGACAATGCTATTGCTACTGTTTACAGAAATGAGTTTGAAGTAGCGAGAGAAGCACTGTCACAGAAGGCTAATGTCAGTAAGAGAGAACAGTTTGTATCCGAGAGCGGGTGGAGTTAATGGCAGTTTCGTTCAATATTCCAGCAAGTCCAAAGACAAATGTATATCAGAATGAGAACTTTTTAGGTTGTGACTTCACTTCGGATGCGTCCACGGTGGATGATACCAAGAGCCCCGATAGCACTAACATGATCCGACTTGTGCCGGGGAAGGTCCGTAAGAGAATGGGATATCACAAACTTGTGTCCTATGGTGAGCCGATATACGGAGCTCACTATTTTTCTGTCACGGATACCTGGCTTATCCATGCCGGGAATAAGATATACAATCTGTCAGCCCCTACGGGTGATAAGTGGATAGATGCGGACGGTAACGAGATAGTTGACTATGACGAGAACAATATCATCCTTCTGGACGGTGTAAAGCAGCTTAAAGAGGATGTCATTGTTACGGATCAGGCGGACCTTGCTACCGGTGCAACGGGTAAGCATTTAACCGCTGGTACAACTTATGATCCCGGAAGATATGTCCTTCATGAGGATAGCGGATGGGTTTACAGCACGGGGAATACGGCTACCACGCAGACTTTGAGTGTCAAAGAGGGCGTGACGGCTATGGATAGTCCAGAGACTACCGTTACTACAGAGGACACCTATTCTACACAGGCAGATGCTTTAGCGGCTATACAAGCACAGTTTCCTCTTGACCTTGCTATCTATGAGACGGGAAGGACAAACGAAGACGGTGTTATTACTAGTATATCAGGTAAGAAGGGTGGTGTCAGCGAGTATAGAACTGTAAATAAATACACCTATTCTCCGGCTAATACTGGTTATGCCCCGGTTGTTTTTGGCCCTGATTACTGGGCTATTTTCGTTAGGGGACTTTCGTATGATGCGAACAATAAAATAACTTCGGTTTCAAATGACGGTTCCGGAATACGGGTTGTTCAGTCATCTTCAGACTATTGTGATTTTGCTTATCTTACCGGATATAATGGCGTGTCAAGTGAAACCTATAATAAAATGCTTCAGTATAATAGGGGATATATTTATGATGTACCTTTTATATTCCCCAGACCATCAAGCGGTAATATCACTATCCATGAGGTAACAAGTTATTCAATGGTCAGTAATTCTTTGAGGTTTCGTGTAAGTCAAGAAAAAACTACGGCTTTAGGCAGTCAGTATCCATTGTTAACTTCATCTTGGTATAGCGGGACGGAAGCACAGACCTATTACACTTGGAATGATCCGCTTTCATGGCAAGGAAAAGTATATCTCACTTGGACGGACTTGCAGCAGACTGATACGGATGTATTGGATAGAACTCCCATTTCCTACACGAATGTAAACCCCGTAGGTAATGCTAATAACAATGCAGATGTATCAGACCTTATCTATGACATAGTAGAAGATGTCTCCCGTACTTTGATTTATACGGGAATGGCAGAGCGGAGATCCTGGTCAGCGGAGCTAAACTTGAAGTTAGTCATCCTCGACGGGGATCATATCTATGTCTATGACGGAACGGACTTTATTAAACTTGATGCGTCAGATCCGGACGCAAATGTATATGTCCCGACCTTGACGATATCAAAAGACCCCAGTGGTGGCGGTACAGACTATGAGGCTTTGAATTTACTTCAGCCCGCCTTCAAAGAGAAGTTCTATGTAGATCAGGACCATGCTTCGACAAAGAAGTTTCAGTTAAGTTTCGGTGGCCTTGATAGTACCACGGTTAAAGCCCAGATTATGAATAGTCAGGGTGAGTGGGTAGACAAGACAGAGGGTACGGACTTCTCTGTAGACAGGACAAAGGGGACCGTAACATTTACCACGGCTCCGGGGCAGTCTCCCGTAAGTGGTGAGGATAATGTATCAATAACCGCATATAGGACTGTAGAGGGATACGCAGATCGGGTTAATCACTGCCGGTTTGGTATCCTTTTTGGTGTTAACGGGGCAAACGATAGACTGTTTATATCGGGCAATAGAAGTAAGGGTATAGGCACAGATGGACAGCCGTATAGCCTTGCAAACTATGACTGGTATAGCGGTGAGTATGATCCTACATACTTCCCCGATACGGGGTATTCCAAAATGGGAGCGGATAACTCCGCAATCATGGGATATTCAATCATAGGCGGGTATCTGGCTACGCACAAAGATACAAACGAAAAGTATCAGCCCGTTATTATCCGTGAGGGTAATCTGGTGGACAGTGTTCCGACTTTCCCGGTAGTTAACTCCTTGCAAGGTGCAGGAGCTATGAGCCCGTGGTGCTTCTCCTATCTGGAAGAGGAACCGCTTTTCCTGTCAAAGTTAGGTATCTATGCAATAACGGCACAGGATATCACGGGTGAGAAGTATGCACAGAACAGGAGTTATTACCTTGACGGTAGACTTCTGGAAGAAGAGAACTTGCAAGATGCTTTTGCGTTGACATACAGAGATTATTACATCGTATGTGTGAACGGGCATTGTTATATCCTTGACGGTCTTCAGCCGATCAGGACAGACAAAAGTCAGCCCTACGCAACAAGGCAGTATGTAGGTTTCTACTTCGAGAATATCCCCGCAACTTGTATGTTTGAAATGGGCGGTAATCTTTGCTTCGGAAGTGATGACGGAAATATATATGTCTTCTATGCAAAGAGAGACGAGCTGAAATCATACAATGATAACGGTGCTGCTATTGATTGTAGGTGGGAGACAGCGGATATCATGGAAACCTTGTTCTACAAGAACAAGAAGTACAGATACCTTGCTTTGAAATGTCTTCCGGCACTGGCATCATCCGTGGAGATATGGGCCCAGAGGAACGGGCTTTGGGAAATGCTCAAAGAGGATATCACCACACTCCGATACTTCGACTTCAGATATATCGACTTTGAGAAGTGGGGATTTAGCACGGACAATACCGCAAAGGTGCTTTCCAGCAAAGTACGGCTCCGCAAGTTGGATCATGTTCGTTTTAGGTTTGTTAACAAAAAGGTCAATGAACCCTTCGGACTTATCAACTTTGCCGTTGAATATACACAGGGCGGTAATCACAAATAAGAGGTAAACAGTATGGCATTTACGACAATTCTTGACATCGAGAGATCCGACAAAGGAGTTTCACAGCTCCCGGATAGTCCTACGATATCATCCACAGAGTTAAAGGCTTTGTTTGATAGTCTGGGAAACCTGGCTATTGATAAGTTTATAACTCACATAGACGAGATATCAGCGGAAACCGGAGCGGGAAACATCGGGGCGGTTGTTCCTGAAGGCTTTACGGGATCTAAAAATGTGCAAGCGGTAATCAATCAGCTTGCCCGGAAGATCGTATCCCTGGACGGGTCATCACATCAGCACAATAACCTCACAGAGCTGAACGGGCTCACGGAAGAAGTTATCGGGAGTTATAACGACCTTGTAACACTTCTAACCGGGATATCGGAGATCGAGAGTACCCTAACAAACAATGCTACGGCTATTCCTACTTCAAGGAGCGTGTATCTGTATATACAGAGTGCGTTAGCGTCGTATCCTACGGCAGTACAGTTGTTTAACACTATCTATCCCGTGGGAAGCATATACAACACTACAAATGCGGTTATTCCTTTTTCACAGGGAACCTGGTCACTTGTGACATCAGAGGTTAAGGGTGAAAAGAATATCTATGTTTGGGAAAGGACGGCCTAAATGTCAGCGGGAATTAAGATAGCGGATCTCACGGAAACTTCTACGGTAGAGGATAGCAGTTTTATTCCAGTCGATACCGGGAATGTTACCGAGAAGATCACGGTACAGAACTTCAATGCCACTGCTAACAGTAATGCAAGGGCATACATGGAAGCGGCACAGGCGGCAGCGGCAGAGGCAGAGGCTACCATCAATGCGGCAGAGCAGACTGTTACAGATATCGAGAGTAACATAGCAGCGGCAGAAGGTCTGATAGATCAGGCAAACGCAGCTATAGCCGGAGCAGAGGCAGCAGCGGTTAATGCAAACAATTCAGCCACGGCAGCGGCGGCAAGTGCGGCAAGTGTAGCTGGAGCAGAGACCAGAGCAGAGGCGGCAGCTACGGCAGCGGAAACCGCACAGACGGCGGCAGAGACGGCAAGTACGGCGGCGGTCAGTGCAAAAGACAGTGCTATTCAGCAGGCTACTCTGGCAGGAACGAGTGCGACCACGGCAACAACAAAAGCCGGGGAAGCGGCACAGAGTGCGACTGATGCGGCGGCAAGTGAGACCGCAGCAGAGACGGCGGCAACTAATGCCGGAAGTTCGGCAACGGCGGCGGCAGGATCAGCGACAACTGCACAGAGTTATGCGAATGATGCTCACGGCTGGACGGATAATAACGGAGATAGCGGACAGAGTACATATTCCGCAACGAATAATGCTTATTACTGGTCCCAGCTTGCACAGCAGGGAGCCGGGGTTAGTTCGTTTAACGGAAGAGCCGGAGTTGTTACTTCCGTGAGCGGTGACTACAAGGATAATCAGATCCCGCTTGCTTCCGTGATGCACATAGGCGGAGGCACACAGCAGAATGTAGCGGAGGCTTTGACAGCTCTTGATGCTAAACCTTCTGGAGGCGTGCAGTCGTTTAATTCCAGAACCGGAGCAGTAGTTCCGGCGAATGGTGATTATGATGCGACACAGGTTAATTACTCCAGTAATGTGACGGTCAAGGCAAAGATAGACGAGGTAGCGGGCGTATGGACCACCCCCGTCACCTGTCTCACGGGAGACACCACGGTAACGATCACCGATGCGAACATCACCACGGGGAGCACGATCATACCGTATAGCGAGACCAGTTCGGGCAAGCCCGTAGGGTACAGTAGTATCGCAGTAACCACAGGACAGGCGGTAATCACCTTCTCTTCAGCATTGACAGAGGGTGCGTCTATTAAGTTGAACATATTGTAAGGGGGTAATTATGGCATATATACCAGCAGAGAGCGGGGGCGGTGATATCAAGTGGACTACGGACGATATCCTGATGCAACTTAGTGCGGGAGATAATACCACTCTCACCCTCACTCCACCCGAAACGGGATATGTACCGATTGGATGGTACGACAGTATAGTCGGAGGTAGTAATACCATGGGAATAGTCGAGAAGTTACAGAAGTTTAGCGGAGCTTTTCGAATAGCATTTTACAACACATCAACCAGCCAAGCCAACTATAACATAACCGTACACACGGCATGGGCTAAAGAATAGGGGGTAACAAAATGTCATTTATACCTATGAATACAAGTGGGGGGGGTACGAATGTACTCACCACGGAGTTAGAGGTAAGTCACAAACTTAACCCGAATGTACAAGGTAATACTGATAGTTCCAAAGAGTATGTACTAACCCCGCCCGAAACAGGCTATGTGCCCGTAGGGTGGTGCATTAGTTATATGAGTAATGCCAGTAATACTACATCGGGCGTGGTTCATTTTCAAAATTATGAAGGTGTATGGAAAATTTGGTTCAAAAACCTATCAACCTATGCGATATACACCCTTGTAGGGAAAATCACTATCGCATGGGTCAAAGCATAAGAGAGGAGAAAACAAAATGAAATTCTACGAAATCGAAATCCAGATTGACAAGGACGGCAAGGAAAGTAAGGGAATGTACACTTATGAGGATGATAATCCGAAAGTAGCCCGTGACAAGGCTGTCGCCGTATTCCATCAGAAGATGGCAAGTGGTATGCAGTCAACCGCCCTCAATGCCGTGCTGAATGTGGTACTCAATGAGCACGGGGGAACCGAAGTCGGGGAATACTGGGAGAGGTCGGAAACGGCAACCACGACAGAGGGCTAACAGATGGACGCAACGACATTACTTCACGAAGTTGAACATGTAGCCGTCATGATAATGGCGGTCTGGGGGTTTATCAAAATCATTATGGAAATCGGGAAGAATATCTCATCCCGTCATGATCGTGAGAAGAGATGGGATGAGATGGAAAGCAATCTCACAAAGAATATTCAGGAAGAGAGAGACAAGATTTACACAAAGTACGATACCAAACTTGTCGAGATCGAGACAAAGATAGAGACGAACCATTCAGACACTGAAGCAAAACTGCAAGAAATAGCGGCGGTGCTCATGATCCTTACGAGAGGTCAGCTCGCAGCTCTGGACGGTCTCAAACAACAGGGGTGCAACGGAGCGGTCACCCAGGCTAAAAAGGAGCTTGACGAGTTCCTTATGAACAGGGCGGTGGATTTATGAAAAAGCTCACGAAGTATGTCGTTTTTAGTATTTCAATAGCAATCATTTACACGATCATAGAGTTTATAGTCAGCACTATTACCGGGGTTTCGCATGACACACTCACAACTTGTGTCTATGCGTTTTTTGCCGGAGAGGTTGTTAGTTGCTGTCTGATAAAACTCATGAATATCAAAAGGGGTGAATAACATGGATAAGTTGAAATCAAGGAAGTTTTGGATATGCGTAGCGGCGGCTCTCGCATCACTCGGAGCGGGGATCTCCGGTATCATAGCGGGTAATCAGACACTCGCTATCATCGGGAGTGTTTGCACGGTAATATCCGCTGCTATCTATGCTTTTTGCGAAGCATGGGTAGACAGTGCATCGGTCAGCACTACCACAAAGCAGACCATCAATCAGACCACTACAAGGAAAGAAGTGTAAAGCATGGCAAGCAGAGAGCAGATCAGTAAGTTTATCAGTCAGATAGCCCCGTATGCACAGGAGGGTTATAAGACTATCGGGAAGGTCCTTCCGTCAATCTGTATTGCTATGGCTTGCGTAGAGAGTGCGTATGGTACTGCCGGGAGTTGTTATCACAATTCATACCTCGGTCAGAAAGTAGGATCTGGAAAAACCGCCCTGAAATACTGGGGCGGTAAATTTTTCACCTCGAAGACCAAAGAGGAATACCAGGTTGGTACACACACAACTATAACAGCGGCTTTCCGGAGCTATGAGAGCATGAGGCAGTGTGTATTAAATTACTATGAACTGCTCAATAGCAGAGTGTATTCCGGGGTAAAAGCGGGTATTCCGTATACTACGCAGATGCAGCAGATAAAGAATTGCGGGTATATGACGAGCAGTACAGAGGTTAATTCGGTGCTTGCCCTGATAAAGAAGTACAATCTCACGATTTACGATAATGTCACGGGAGCGACACCGGAACCGAAACCCGCCACGGGCAATCCATACGACCCGCCTACAAAGGCTATTAGGCTCAATAGCAAGGGTAACGGGGTGAGGTGGCTACAGTATGCCTTGAATGAAAAAGGTGGCTACAAATTGATTGTAGACGGTATAGCGGGCAACCTCACAATAGGAGCGGTTCTTGACTGGCAAAGGAAACATCCACCCCTCGAAGTGGACGGGATAGCCGGGCCCAAGACTATAGAGACCCTAAAGTAAAGAAAAACTTTAAGTATATAAAGATATACTTTTGATATACATAACTTTCCATTTACATCACAGCGGAGGTAGAAAACATGGCTTATAACAATGACGGTTACAAGTGGGCCAGCGGTGGCAAAGTGTACAGTAACGGAGCTGGTGGTAACTCAATATCGGGAGCAAAGACAAAGATCGTCAACAATCCTGTTAAGGGCGGTGCTTCAAGCAAAACTCTTACAGTAACATACGAACCTAATCACTATGCGTGGGGCAGAGGTAACGGAGATTCAAGTGCGGATCTGTCAAGTCAGGTCCTTGGAACCAAGACCACTTCTTCCGGAAAGGGTGGCTCTAAAAAGGATCTCACCGTTTCTAACTATGGTAACTTTGATATGAGCGGTCTTGAGAGTGCAGCACAGGCGGCTTATGATCGGAGCATGGCTCTTGTCATGGATAACTACAATGAGGCTCTGAATAACCTCAATGCCAACTATGCCGCAAGTAGGAAGCAGATGAACAATAACTACAAGCGGAGTAACAAGACTATCAATGCCGATGCGGAAAATGCTATGAGACAGGCATATATCAATAATATGCTTTCCAGAAGGGATCTTCAGCAGGCTATGTCCGCACAGGGTCTTAATGGCGGTGCGACGGAGACCACAAGGGCAAGCATGGAAAACAACTACGGAAATGCCCGTAACGGTATCGACAAGACAAGGAATAACAACCTTGCAGAGATAGAAAATACCTATCAGAACAACCTTCTGGCACTTGAACAGCAGATGAACAATGCCAAGAACGAGCTTTCCGCCCAGAAGATGCAGTACAGTATGCAGATCAACAATGCCCTTCAGGATATGCTTTCCAACTACTATGACAAGATCATAGCAAACATGGATAATCAGGCAAAGGCACAGGCATACTATGACGGTGGAATAGATGCTTTTGGAAGGTATAACGGCGGTGGTGCAAGTGCCGGTATAGCACCCGCTATGAACGCCTATAACTCCGCACTTCAGGCACTCGGACTTGCGTCCAATAACTACGGAAGCGGATCAGAGGCACAGACGGTATCCAATACCTATAACCCCGTGTCTTATGAGCAGAACAGTGTAGCGGCAGACAGTAACTATGCGAGACTTGCACAGCAGCAGGCAGCACAGCAGGCGGCACAGCAGGGTGCAACGAATAGTGTACTGGGAAACCAGTCATACAATCAGGCACTCGCACAGATCCTTTCACAGCTTTACGGCTGATAAGCAGTACAGAGATAAGTCACAGCGGGCGGGGTAGATCCCGTCCGCTTTTCTTTGTAGGAGAAAATAATACATGAATGTATATGATCGTTCCGGAAAACTTGTAACAAGAGATTATGAAAAGAAGACTGCTAATATAGCCGAGAACTCAAAGGCGGCTAAAGCAAGGGCTGATGCTATGTCCGCACAGTGGGAGCAGGAGAGGGCTCGCAGAGAAGCGGAAAAGCAACAGGAAAAGGCCCGTAAAGAGGCAGAGGCAAGAGCAAGGAAGGAAGCGGCAGAGAGAGAAAAGGTCCGCAAGGCTACGGAAGAGTTTAACCGTAAGGCACAGGAAGCGGCTAAAGCACAACAGGAAGAGCAGAGAAGACAGCAGGCTAAACAGAATATGCAGTCCATCCCCGCCCTGAAGAGAGTTGATACGGTTAATGGGTTTAATATGCCCTCTATTCAGCAGGATAATACCGCCCTTAATCAGGGGCCTATATCTCTTCCGACGATAGATCCCGATGCAAAGAACAGAATTATTCCCCGTGATGTGAATGTGAGGGAGAATAGTCTTCCGGTTGCATTACAGAATAACTACAAGATAGCAACGGAGACAGACCTTGATAAGCAGATCCAGAGTTATCTGTCAGCGGGAAAGCTCACAAAGGAACAGAAAAAAGAGGCAAAGAATGTTCTGAAGCAGGAACTTGCGAGACGGAGAGAATTTGCACGGGCAAATAAAGGGGATCTCGATAAATTAAGTGAAATGATGACCCCGGGAACGGATGAATATAAGAGAGCCCAGAATTACGATGATCTTAATGCAAAGGTGAATAGTAACTTCGGTTATGGTCTTGTTAGTCCCTTTGCAAAGATAAGCGACCTTGCATTAAAGGGCATAGAGAAGCTTACCGGCACAGAGGATAGTCAGGGTGCAGAAGTCATGAACCAGCAGATGCGTGACTTCTATAACAGAAATAAACTTGCGGCAGAGCAGGCTCCGATAGCCCACGGAGTAGGTAACTTTGTAGGACAGGCGGGAATATACAGTGCCACTAACCCTCTTTTTGATGCGGGTGCAGAGGCAGTAGGTGTAACTTCCAACCTCGGAAAGTTTGCAGTAAATCAGCTCGCCCAGAACGCACAGGATCTCGCACTGGATACCGCTCCGACCTATAATCAGAATATCAGTATGGGTATGTCTGAAGACGAAGCAAAGAAGGAAGCTCTGAAGGGTATGGCTGCTAATGCGGTCGGCAATCTGGTAATGGGTGCCGGTGCAGAGGCGGCAAGAAGGATTATTCCCGGATTACGGGCAGGGCAGGGAGCGGATGCTGTTAACCAGATAGACGATCAGATACAGACACTTCAGAGACAGAGTGATGATGCTACGGCGGAGATACATAGACTTTCTAATGAGGTTCCGGAAGTGGCAGAGGCTCCTGTTGATGTTCCGAAGTTAGAGGGACCCGCAGAGGCTCCAGTGAATACTCTTAATGATATCACCCCGGAGAGGGTGGCAAATAGCCCCATAGAGGCGGGTGTAGTGTCAGAGGTAGACAATCCCGCACAGGGGAATATGAAGGTCTCTAAAGCCCGTTCTAACACCCTTGAAAATAGCGGTCTGTTAACAGAAGCAGAGTTAGATCAGAAATTCTCTCCCGATAAGTTTATGTATGAAGAGATAGGCGAGAAGGAGAGTATGCTTGAAGGTGCAAGGCTCCGTCAGGCAGAGGGTGATGCTTTTGTACAGAACAGGCTTAACAAAGAAGGCTTTACTTCCGCTGATACTGATGGAATGATGCAGGCATACACAGATAAGGTAGCAGAGGCACGGGCTCTTGAAGCAGCGGGAGAAAATGCCGATGATTTGTGGGATGAAGCCAATACCATTTTCCGGAAGATCCAGAGGGAAGGTACAAGAGGTGGACAGGCTATACAAGCCCTTGCAAAGTGGAGTAGAAATACTCCAGAAGGAATACTTGTAGAGGCGGAACAGATTGTTAACTCAAAGATATCAAAGCCCGGTGTAAAAGACGGTATATCAAAGAGTGTAAAGGATAAACTGGCAAAGGCCGCTGATGCTAAAGCCGTTAAAAAGAGTGAGGCTTTATTTAGCAACTTTACCGATAGGCTCCGTCAGAGTATAGATGCTTCGGGATATGAAGGTAATGATCTCGCTATTAGAAACCTTGATAAGGCGATTGATAAGTTTGATAATGCCGTTAGAAAAGGTGATATCGGTGAGATAAAAGAGGCGTATGGTGCTATTACCGGAAGAATTAAGAGAATGGGCAAAAAGGGTCTTACGAACGATGCAAGTTTGAGTGAGGTGAAAGAGGCTATTGATAACCTTGCTAAAACTTCCAGAGTAGAAGGCTTTACCTTTTCACCGGAGTTTCAGAGGCAGTTTATTGAAGAGGCTTCGAAGCTCCAGGATCTTGATCCTGATTCCCGTGAGTTTAAGGAGGCATACGCCCGTCTCGGTAAACAAGTTGGTGAAGAGATTAGGCGTAATACCCCCGGTGGAAAACGGGCCGTTCAGATGCTTACAACCTATCTGATGGATAATATGCTCGGAAACTTCCGTACACTTATTACCCGTAATGCTGGCGGTAATGTAGGCCTAAATGCACTGGAACAGCTCGCCACAAGACCCGTAGCGGCTACACTTGATAGACTTGTATCCCTTAAAACGGGGAAGAGAACACAGGCGGGAACTACACTTTCAGCACTCGGAGATTATGGATCTGGATTTATTAAGGGACTTAAAGAAGAGGGTCAAGACTTTGCAAAAGGTCTTCATACCGCAAGATCCGGAGAGGTTAATATTAAAAATGCCATAGATAGTAACGGTCATATTTTCGGGACTGATAGTAAAAATCCCGTAGTAAAGGCTATGTCAGCCTTTGCGGATAAAGCGGACGGGCTTGTAAGACACGGCTTGTCAGTTGGTGATAGACCGTTCTATGAGGCAGTGTATAAACAGACCCTTGGAGACCTTAATAGATTCCGTGAAAAAGGTCAGCTCGGCGATGCAATTCAGAGTTTATCTGATGCTGATTTCAAACAACTTGCAGAGGCTACCGCTAAACTGAATGGACTTACGGCTGTTTATCAGAATGATAGTCGGTTTAGTAAAGCTCTTTTAGGTTTCAAGCAGTCTATAAGTGATTTATCACAGGGAGCACTTGGCGTAGATATACTGTCGCAGTTTACAATGCCCTTCGTCAAAACCCCGGCTAATGTCATAGACAGGGCTATTGATTATTCTCCCCTCGGACTGGTAAGAAATGCGATCAGGACGGCAGGAGAGGGCAAGCAGAATTTCAATCAGAATCGCTTTGTTAATGAGACTGCCCGCAACCTTATCGGAACCGGTCTTATGGGTGGTGCTGGTGTAGCTGCTGAAAAGGCAATTCTGTCTGGAAAATTCTCTGATGATGCAGACGAAAAACAGGCACAGCGGAACCGTGGTATGCAGGAATACGCACTAAACCTTCCAAGACTGAATGAGAATGATCCTCAAAGACAGATGGATATATCATGGATTCCCGTTGTCGGTTCTAATGCAGTAGCGGCAGCGGCAGCGGTCAATGCGGCTAATGATCCCCAGATGTCGAATGTTAACAAGGTGCTTTCCGGTGGACAAGCCGGAGGACAGGCTTTATTTAATCAGTCCATGTTCCAGGGTCTTCAGAGACTATTCGGACAGGGTGATAGTTATAATTCCGATGCTAATATAGTCGGGAATATGACTAATACTGTTAAACAGGGTGTAACGCAGTTCGTACCTTCCCTTGCACGACAGGCGGCACAGGTGGCAGACCCGCTTCAGAGGGATCTATCTAACGGAAACTATGATGTAAATACCGTTAAAAATACTATTCCGGGGCTCCGTGAAACACTCCAGCCCAGAGTGGATAGTGAGGGTAATTATATACAGGAGAATCAGGGCCGTAGAATAGGCTCAAAGATACTCGAAGATATGATCCTTCCCGGAAAGATAACGGAGATAAAGGATATTCCGTTAGATACAGAGGCACAGAGATTACAAGCTCTTACGGGTGAAAATAAGTCTTATCAACCTAAAGCAAAGATAAGCGAGATAACGACCGACGATCATACGCCCACTCCGGAAGAGTATACGCAGTATCAAGTAGACCGCAACCATGCTATGACTACCGTTGGTAATAAGCTTATAAATACGGAGTATTACAAGTCTCTATCCCCTACGGATCAGGAGGAAATGCTCTCAAAGGCTTATTCCGGTGTCAAGGACTATATGCAGTCCCAGTATACGGATCATGAGTTGGCTACTGCTGCCGGCAAAGCATACGCACAAAACGGATCTGATGGTGCTGTCGGGAAACTGGTAGCAGATAAGCTCATGGATGATAATAATATCACGAAGGGTTCAAGGTTCGCTAAACAGGTCAATGAAATAGTCAATTCCGGTAATGTGGACGGTGCTAAAGAGCTTATAGACCTTTACAATGATGTGAAGGATAAGGCTACTACAAAGAGTAAATCCGGTAAAGATGATCAGAAAAAAGCCGACCTGATGCGTGAGATCCTGGCACTCCCGGAAGATAAGCAAGCGGCTATGTATGATGCCTTTGGTAGCGATGTATGCTCTACGAACAAAGAGAAGGCTGCTTATGAGAAGGGCGGTGCAGAAGCGGCTATAAATGAGTATAGGCGGGCACAAGCTGAAGCGGAGCGGAAGGCGGCTAAAGATGCCGCTGAACGGAAAAAAGATGCTACAGATGCGGGTGTGTCCGTCACCCAGCTTGATACCCTTCAAAAGCAGCTTGCCGATGCCGGGGCTATAAACAGTCCCGATACGGTAAAGTATTACAATCACGCAAAACAAACAATCCCGTCACTCACTGTAAAGGAGTATACGAATAATGTTAGGCGTATAGGTGGTGCGGACATGAAGGTCAGCCAAAAGGATATGCTTAATTACCTCAACACGAACAATGTTGGTGCAGAAGAGGGTATGAAATATTGGAATACATACATATCCGGTAAAAAACTTCCTCGATTAACAAACGGGAAATGGACTTCATACACACCTAAATAAAAAGAAAAGGGCCGATTGAGTAAAATCAGTCGGCTCTTTTTTTTATGTTATCGGACAATGTATAGACAATGTAGTACATGGCAGCGGGGTTATGATACCTCGATATTATATGATTTCAGAATCTTTGTCAGATCCCGAAGGGCCCTTGTTTTTAGTCTGGAAGTCCACTCCCGATTGTAGCTTAACTCTACGGAGATATCGTTTATAGATACATGGCCTATATAATAGTGGGAGAGGATCAGGGCTCCGGTGGCATTGGTCTTTGCGAGGATATCAAGGATCTCGTTCACCTGGTCAACTTGCTCCACATAGAGGGTCTGAAGCTCCACAAGCCTTTGCTCGTGCTTTTTCAGTCGGTCAAGGCACTTGTCAAGATTAGCGGTACTCTTATCAACTACAGAAGTTTGCACCATAGGCTTTGTGTAGTCCTGTCCCGGCGGGAGCATGAGAAGGTGTAGCTCCTGGATCTGTCTCTTTACCTTGCGAATGTTTATATCCGTGATATAGGGTCTCCGCAAAACCCGTTCCGCTGCCACATACTTGCGTTGTTTAGGCATTATCAAAGTCCTCCCAGTCTATACTCTGTCCGCAGTTTATACACCGTTTCTGATGGGCGGTGATGGGCTCGTTACATATCGGGCATTTGTACCCTTCCTTGATCTCCACGGGCTCTATAGGCAGTTCGTGTTTGAGTGCATCCATAGCACAATTTATAGCCCGGAGAAATGATCTATCTATGAGCTGGCGGGGAAATGTGAGCATTTTCATTTTGATGGTATAAAATGCCGTTGTAGGGCTCATTACTTCGGGTTCTTTGTTATCCATTGTTTACCTCCGCTTCAAAGTCATAATGCAGTTTAGGCTTTATCTTGGGCTTTCTCTTAAAGGCTCGTCTTATAGTTGCGGTACTACAGTACAGTGCGTCGCTGATCTCGACTATTGTGTAACCCTCGCACCATTTGTCATACGCCCATTTCTTTTGTTTCGGGGTTAGTAGTTCTTCGTGATACATTATTTATCTCCTTTAGTTAAACCATTTCACTACAGTTTCACCTTTATATCCCCGCTCCCAGATATACCATGCAAGGGCCATCATTGAGCTGGATTTACTGAAGTTTCCGTTAGTCCCGCACTTGATCCTGGATGATGACACCCACACTGTTTTAGGCGGGTATTCTTTGAATAATCCCTTTCGTGCCTTACCCTCTAAAAACTGTACTTTCAGAAATAAACACAACTTATTACCTTCGGGAATAAGGGATATACCATGTTTGATAAAATCCTCCGCAAGTTTATAAGGCGGGTTGGTAACGATATCTCCGGGATAAGGGGCCGTACATTCCAGGAAGTCCACCCCCCCCTCACCATATCCACGATCTATCAGATCCGTAGCCTTTACATCGTATCCGTGAGCGGTAAAGACTTTTGCTAAATGTCCTTCTCCGCAAGC